AGATATTCTGGTGTATGCAAGACGAGAGCAGCCTTGAGCGTATAGATAACCTCACAGAAGAGGAGCTCGACGTAATCCTTTCAGAAGAAAACGTTGAGATCGAAGAGATAGAGCAAGATGACATGGGAATGTTCTCTGGCGACTTACGTGTTACGCGAGATACCTCACAGGTAAAGATCGAAGCGATTGCACCAGAAGAGTTCTTAATTGAGCCACAAGCTAAGTCTTTAGATACTGTAAGCTTCTGTGCCCATCGTACCAAGAAGACTATCTCAGAGTTGATTGAGATGGGCTATGACGAGGACTTGGTTGCTGACATCTCAGATAACGAAGACACTGATTTTGACAGTGACCCAGAAATACTAGCACGATTTGACGACATTGGTGCAGGCCGTGGTTTCAACGGTAAAGGCGACCAGCGCCAGTCACGACAGGTAACTGTGGTTGAAGCGTACATCGAACTAGATGTCGAAGGCACTGGAGTTACTGATCTTTACAGGGTCGTTAAGTGCTCAAACGTACTATTAGAAAAAGAAGTTGTCAGTAGACGCCCATTCGTGGCTTTTGTTCCTCTTCCTATTCCACACGCTTTTCATGGTAACAACTTTGCCGAGAAGCTACTTGGAATACAAAATGCTCGAACAGTTCTTACTCGTTCAATCCTTGACCATGCGATGGTTACAAACAACCCTAGATACACGGTTGTCAAAGGAGGATTAACGAACCCAAGAGAGCTGATCGACAATCGTGTTGGTGGTATTGTCAACGTGACACGCCCTGACGCAATCAACCCTATGCCTCAAGCATCTCTGAATCCGTATGTATTTCAAACGATTCAAATGCTGGATGAGGATAAAGAAGACACTTCTGGTGTCTCCCGCCTATCCCAAGGTCTAAACAAAGATGCTATAAGCAAACAAAACTCTGCGGCAATGGTAGAGCAGTTGGCGACATTAAGTCAGCAACGCCAGAAGATCATTGCGCGAAACTTTGCGAACAACTTCCTTAAACCTCTTTTCAGCATGGTCTACCAATTGGTCGTCGAGAACGAGAGTGAAGAGAAGATTGTTGAGTTAGCAGGGCGTTTTGTCAATGTGAGCCCAGCGCAATGGGCTGATAAACGTGACGTACAGGTAGAGTTTCACTTGGGGTATGGTGATCAAGAGCAGATGGTGCAGAAGCATCTTTCGTTTCACCAGATGTTCTCAGCCGATCCATCATTAGGACAGATGTACTCATCAGAGAACAAGTTCAAGATGCTGTCTTCAGTGCTAGAAAAATCAGGTATCAAGAACATTGCTGACTTCCTTACAGACCCAGCTACGATACCACCACCACCGCCAGACCCAGCACAAGAGATGCAGATGCAGATGGCACAGAAGCAACTGGAACTACAAGAGCGGCAGACAAGCGTTGCCGAGTTGAAGGCACAGTTCACACAAGAATTAGGACAGATGAAACTACAGCTAGACCAAATGAAAGCTGAACGGACATTTGCCCTTGAATCTGACAGACAAGACTTAGCTGAAACTCAATTCGAGCACAAAGAGTACGTGAACCTCGAAGAGCTGAAGATTGCAAGAACTGCTGATGATGTCAGAGCAATCGCAAGTCCTAACGGATAAGCCACCCCCACTAATAAGGAAAACACATGCCTACACAAGAAGAGCAACTTATTGTGGCTGGAGATGAGGCGGAGGTTCTACTACAGAACTCCGCTTTCAACTCAGTCATCAACGAACTCGTCGAGCGAGCCTTTCAAACTTTTGTAAATACAGGCCCAGAAGACGTAGAAAAACGAGAGTATTCATATAACCACTATCGCGCAATTGTTGACGTGGTGGATACTTTAAAACAGCGAGTTCAAGTGAGCCAAAGCATCACTGAACAGCAGAACGGCGACAACAGCCAAGAGGAGCCAGCACCATGAACAACGTGCAAAATGACAACTCTCAGCCACTAAATCTCGATGTAGATGGAGCGGCAGATGTAATCTTAGGTCAGTGGACGGACGGTGAAGACCTATCCGAAGATGCTGAAGACGAAGATACACCATCCCAAGGCACTGATGAGACAGATGTTGATGAGGATGAACTAGAAGAAGACGACGAAGCTGGACAAGACGAAGATAGTCCCGAAGACCCTGATGCGGATGAACTAGAAGACGAAGATGACCAGAGCGAAGATGATGAGGATGAGGATGAAGAACCCTTAGCCGCATCTGACGATCAGCTTGTGGAAATTGCAGTCAATGGTAAGTCTAAGAAGGTATCTGTTAAGGACTTGAAGCGGCTCTACGGACAAGAAGCGTCTTTAACCAAAAAGTCTCAAGATTTAGCTCACCAACGGAAAGCATCAGACGAAAGTCTAGTGCAAACGCAGTTGTCATACGAAAAGCTAATGGAACGCGCAGAAGCAAGGTATAAGCCTTATGCTGACATTGATATGTTGGTAGCCTCTCGTCAAATGGACCCTGATACATTTGCACAGCTAAGAATAGATGCGAAGCAAGCAGAAGAAGACCTCACCTTCCTAAAGGAAGAAAGCGGTCAACTTGTGTCACAGATGAAACAACAGCAACAGCAGTTCAACAAGGAAGCCGCGCAAGAGTGCGTTAAGGTTCTCCAAGATCAACTGCCTGACTGGGGAAACGAACTCTACGCAGACATCCGTAACTATGCTGTCAAATCAGGAATGCCACAAGAAGCTGTCGATCAGTACACAGACCCACAGGTCATAATGCTGATCAACAAAGCACGTCTGTACGACTTAAACAAAGAGTCCGCCAAAGGTAAAAAAGCTAAGGCCAAACTCACTAAGTCTAAGGACGGCAAAACAAAAGTCTTGAGTTCCAAGAAAGCCCCACCAAACAAAGCATCGTCTACTGCCAAAAAACGGCAAGAGGCCATAGCGGGACTACATGGGCATAGCGATTTAGACGACATTGCATCAGCTCTTATGAGCGGTTGGTCAGACTGATCAAATCTTGCCTAATTTTAAAAAACAAATAAGGAATAAATACTATGGCTACTTTAACAAGCTACACGACAATCGGCCAGAAAGAGGACGTCTCAGATGTCCTTAGTTCTATCAGCCCCTTCGATACGCCTATGTTGGCTATGTGTAAGAACGAAAAGATAACTGCACGAACATTCTCATTTATCGAGGATTCTTTAGCTGCGGCTGGCGTGAATGCCAGCGTTGAAGGTGCGGATGCGACCATGATTACATTGGACGCACAAGTAGAACGCACTAACACCACACAGATACTTACAAAGGGTTTCCAGATCAGTGCTACAGCAGACGCAGTAGCCACACATGGCCGAAAAACCGAAACTGCCCTAAATCTCGCCAAGAAGTTGAAGGAGATTAAGAAGGACTATGAACATGCTCTAGTTGGCGTAACGCAGGCAACTGTTGTTGGTTCAGCTTCAGCGGCACGTAAGATGACTTCCTTCCTAAATCAGATTTCTACAACTTTAGATGCAGGAAGTAATTCTACAGACGCGCTTACAGAGGCCAAATTACTGGCGGCTGGTCAAACTTGCTACACAAACGGCTCAGACGTAAATACTTTTATGATAAAGCCCGCCGATGCAACTATTGTCGCTGGTTTCTCAGCGGCATCTGGTCGTAACCGCGAGATCTCACAAGGTAAGACATTGGTCAATGCGATTGATCTGTACGTTGACGTGGCTAGCGTACATTAAATCTGGTGAACTCAGTGGAAGCCTACGTCGAGAGATAAGGTAATACTGAGCCAAGCCCCAGTAAAATGGGGAAGGTGCAACGACTATTCCGAGAGGAAGTACACTCAAGTGAGTGGAAGCGCCAGACACTGCAACACGCAGTGATGATATAGTCTCATCTCATGTGAAAGCATGAGCAGTCTTAACAGACGATCTAAGATTAACGAACTTAGGTGAAGGTGCCGTAATGTAGCCCATTCGGCGAATACAGGGTTGTGCTTAACCGCCAGCTAAAATCAACACACGCTCTATTGATTGATCCGTCAATGTTCAAAACTTGTACTTTGCGTCCATTTACACGCACATTATTAAGTAAGAACGGTGACTCAGATCGTCACCACATCGTTGGTGAAGTATCATGTAAGCACACTAACTTTGCTGACTCAATTGCAATCACAGGATTGTCATAAGTCATCATCACTGAACTAATAGACTTAGGTCTATAGTAACTGGCCCACCCATCGCACACACAGGTTTTGCTCTCCTTACTTTGTGTGCCTTGGGTGGGCCTTTTTCATTTCTAAGGTAGCAAAACAAATGACTTTACTCATTAAACCACAGCCCACCCTCATCCAGTCTGAAAGCACTTTCACCAGTGAACATGGCGGGACAACTCATAAACACACACAGCATATCTCACAGTCATTCTTAGACGATCTGAAAGACGCTCGAAACGATAGTGGTTCGAAGCCTACAGGTGACATGATGCGAGTGGCCTCCATACCAACAGCAGTTGTTGAGAAGTGGATGCGCGAAGGCTTCAATCTATGGGAAGCTGATGGCAAAGAAATAGTTAGGAAACTTAAAGCTGAACACTTGGATATGTTCTTAGCTACTGAAAAGAGGATTTAAAAGAGATGTCGAAAAATGGACTATACGCAAACATCCACACGAAAAGAGCATCAGGCAAGCCCATGAAAGCAAAAGGCACAAAGGGCGCGCCCACTGACCAAGCTTTCAAGCAAGCGGCAAAGACAGCCAAGATAAGAAAGACATAAGAAATGAACAAAGGTCAAATCAGAGCGCACTTTATTGCTCTACTAAACAGAAGTGACTGCACGAATGCTTTGGCTGATACCTTTATTGATCAGGCGAACACTCGTATAAAGCGAACACTGCGCATCCCATCAATGGAAAAGCAGTATGCACTAACGGTTTCAAGTGCATCAGGGGTCGCATCCCTTGTCATACCCGCAGACTTATTGGAAATTATTGAGCTGTACTATGACGGAACGACGATGGTCAGGATACCGCTCCACGAGATGATTGCATACCAAAAGACTGGTGAAGTCGGGACACCTCAGTTCTTCTGCCGTGAGGGTGGTTCTATCAAGATATTCCCAAAGCCAGTCAGCGGAATTGTCTACCTAAACTACTACGCAGACCTTGCCGACCTAGCAACAGACAGCGCCGAAAACACACTAACTGTAATAGCTTCAGACCTACTGACTTATACAGCGCTGGGCTATGCGGCTGACTACTTCTTAGATGAACGAGGTCAAGTGTTTGATGGCAAAGCTGGACAGTTCTTAGCTGAGATACAAGAGCATGCTAACACGGCTGAACAGTCAGGTGTCAACCAAGTTATGCGGCCCACACAACTATACGAGGATTAAATCAAATGGCATCTAAGTCAAGTTTCTACAGCGGCTCTGCCGTAACCCCAACGCAGGCAGACGCTATCGAAGCTAGTGTCAGTAACGCCGCAACATCTGCATCAGCCGCATCAACTTCAGAAACTAACGCCGCCAACTCAGCGTCTGCATCTGAAGTATCAAAGGACGCATCTGTTGCCGCTAAGTCAGCTTCAGAGACGTCTGCAAATAATGCCGCATCTAGTGCATCTACAGCTCTTACAAGAGCAAACTCGGCAACTGCAAGCGCATCTACAGCTACTACTAAAGCATCAGAAGCCTCTTCATCCGCCTCGTCCTCATTGAGTAACAAAAATGCTACGGACACTGCGAAAGCAAACGCTGTTACCGCCCAAAATGCTTCTGTCGCCGCTAAGGATGCCTCTGTCGCCGCTAAGGATGCTTCTGTTGCCGCGAAGGATGCTTCAGTAGTTGCCAAGAACGCTTCAGTAGCTGCCAAGGATGCCTCCATTGCCGCCAAGGATGCTTCTGTTGCCGCCAAGAACTCTTCTGAGACTGCGGCAAGCAATTCGTCTTCTAGTGCATCTACAGCTACTACAAGAGCAAATACGGCTACAGCAAAGGCAGACATTGCAACTGCTAAAGCTACCATAGCTACAGACAAGGCGGCGATAGCTACAACTAAAGCTAGTGATTCAGCAACATCTGCAACGGCATCAGCTTCTAGTGCTTCAGCTTCACAAACTTCTAGGGTTGCTTCCGAAGCCGCACTTGATTCATTTACTGATATTTACCTTGGAAGCAAAAGCAGTGCACCTTCAACTGATAACGATGGTAACTCTTTAGCAACTGGTGCAATTTATTGGAACAGTGGGAATAACCAACTTTATATTTGGAATGGTTCTGCATTTGTATCGGCTGTATTTACTGCAAGTGGCGCAGTTGCATCTTTTAACAGTAGAACTGGAGCAGTAACATTAAGCAGTACAGATGTAACAAACGCATCTGGTTTACTTCGTACTGGCGGAGCAATGACAGGTGCTATCACAACTAATAGTACGTTTGATGGGCGAGATGTTGCCGCTGACGGAGTA